TACGCTCGTTCTGGTACAACTGTAACGGTAACAAAAACTGCTCACGGCCTGTCTACGGGCAATGTTGTTGGTATTCACTTTGACAGCAATACAAGTCAGTCTGCAACAGATGGCAACTATGTTATCACTGTTGCTTCGTCAAGCACATTTACGCTAACAGACATTAACACCGGAACAATCACTTCTACTGCGGCTTCGTATGTAAGTGGCGGTGGTCGTTGGTTGATGACTTACGAAATAGACAGTACTGATACTTTTAGTAATGCGCCTATTATTCCGGGTGAAGGAGTATTAGCTACTCAAGGCATTTATGCTTTGATGACCAATATTGACTCAACGCAGATTTACTATGGCTAAGTCACCAGCATGGCAGAGGAAAGAGGGCAAGTCCGAGAAGGGCGGCTTGAACGCCAAAGGTCGAGCCTCCGCGAAAGCGCAAGGTATGAACTTGAAAGCTCCCCAGCCAGAAGGCGGCTCTCGGCGCGACTCTTTCTGTGCGAGGATGGGCGGGATGAAAAAGAAGCTAACCTCTGCCAAGACCGCCAACGATCCAGATTCACGGATCAATAAAGCATTGAGGGCTTGGAATTGTTAGATCTAAACACCGCATGGTCTGCCGTCCTGTCCTTAGTGATTGGATTGTTAGGCTACATGATGAATGAAAAGTTCAGGGAACTGGCTCGTGTCACGATCCTGTTGAACAAAACACGCGAGGAGGTTGCCCGTGATAACGTTACTCAAGCAGAAATTGACAAAATTACTAACCACATTGACCAACGCTTTAACAAGCTTGAAGCAAAAATTGACCAGCTTCTTTCAGCGGGGAAATGATGCCGAGCACAAGTAAGAAGCAACATAATTTCATGGCCGCGATAGCTAATTCGCCATCGTTTGCTAAGAAAGCAGGAGTGCCCATGTCAGTGGGTAAAGACTTTGTAACTGCCGATAAAGGCAAGAAATTCTCTAAAGGTGGCGATATGAAAAGGATGAACATGGGCGGATACGCAGAAGGCGGTTTAAACATGGTCAACAAGGGCGGGAAAATGGTTCCTGACTTTGCTGCTGATGGCGTTGGCAAAATGAAAAAGGGTGGCATGACCGGAATGCATAAAATGCCTGACGGCAAAATGATGAAAAATTCTGCCATGAAAAACGGCGGCATGGCCAAAGCAGACATGAAGCAAGATAAAGGCATGATGCAGAAAGCTGTAAACAAGCACGAAGGCCGTTTACACAAAGGTCAGCCTATGACAAAATTAGCTGCTGGTGGCACGTTCCGCAAATCAGCCAATGGTGTTGCTACAAAGGGTAAAACCAAAGCAACAATGGTCAAAATGAACATGGGCGGCAAAGCCTGCTAAGGAGTTGATATGGCTACTAAAAAACCAATGAAGAAATTTAAACGCTACGAAGGTGGCGGTGAAGTTATGGGTGAAATGGATCCCATGGAAGCCGCTGCTAAAAAACGTGGCCTAGAGATGTCAAACAAAGAAGCTCCTGTAGGCTTCTTTGAGCGTCTTCGCGCAGGTAACATTGACCAGCCCGGCTCGGAAGCATACAACCGCTTTGGTGCTGGCCGTGGATTTGCTCAGAATATGGACGATGAGAATGAAGCCATGCGTGCTGCAAATCGCAAACCTTCAGCGCCTGCTGCTCCTGCTCCATCTTCACGTCCTTTGTCTGATGATATGTATTCAGATACAGGCTCTAGCACTGGCATGGGCGCTGCTGGCACAAGCCAAACAGTTACGCCTTCACGTCCCATGGCAACAAAGCCTACAGTGACTGCTAGACCTCCTGCCACGCCAGTACCGCCGTTGCGTAATACTGGCCCTGATCGCAGTAGCTTAATTAACAAACCTTCGCTCAATACAAATTACAGCAATGAAGGCCGTAACAAACCTGCGCCAGCCGCTCCTACCAAGCCCTCTATGGACATTCCAGCCATGAGAGACAACGCTAAAGCTGCTTTGGCCGACGATCCAAGCGCTTTAATGATGGGTGGTGGTGCAGCCGCCGCTGCGGCTGCTTTGTTGGCTAGAAGCAAGTTGGGCAAAATGTTTAAAGGTGCTAAAAAGGCTGCTGAAAAGTCGCCATACCTTAAAGAAATTGGTACTAACCCACCTAAAAAGCTTTTGGAAGGCCCACGCACTGCAACCAAGTCATCTGATGTAACAGACGTAGTGCCTAAGTCTACGTCTTACCGCAGTCTGACTGGTACGGCCAGAGAAGATGCAAGAGCTAATGAAGCCCGCGACAAGTTAATGAAGTCTGACTTTGTTAAGAAGCCCAAGAAGGGATTGGATGAGTCTGACACCACAGGCGGCGCAATCGGCTACAAGCGTGGTGGCAAGATGAAGAAATATGCCTCCGGTGGAATGGTTTCATCTGCGTCTAAACGTGCTGACGGTATTGCCACCAAAGGCAAGACTCGTTGCAAAATCTGCTAAGGAACTATCATGTCAAAATTTTGGCCCGCTGTGGCTGCAATGAAAGCTGGCGTATTTGGCGGCGGTATTGGCGCGGCTCATTTGATGAACAAAAAAGAAGAGCGTGACGCACAAAACCAACGCGAAGCTGAAGCTGAAATGAAACGTGAAACTCGTGGCGTTCAGAAGCCTTCCAACTTTGATGCCATTGAAGAAGGCAAGCAAGACGCAAAAGATGCTAAAGATCGCAAGAAAATTAGCGACATGGGCTACAAGAATGGCGGGTATGTGCGTGCTGCCGACGGTATTGCCAAACGTGGCAGAACCCGTGGAAAGATGGTTTAAACATGATTGCCAGCCGTGGAATGGGAGCCATGCTCCCCAGCAAAATGCCCAAGGGTGTCAAGAAAGCCCGTCGGGATAACACTGACTTTACTCAGTACGCTGAAGGCGGCGAAGTGGAAGAAGAAACGTTACCTAGTGATGTTAAATTTAACGTACAACGTCCACGTTTAAACCTTAAACAAAAAGAGTTGTCGGGTCGCTTAACTGCCGATACGCAACTTGGTGCTAACACATCTTTGCAAGGCTATTTAGATGGCGGTATTAACAAGCGTGGCCCAAATGTTAAAGGGTTTGGTGTTAACCTAACTCATCGATTTGCCAAAGGCGGTGAAGTCTGGGATAAGCCAAGGCCTGAGGGTTTGGCTAAACCTAAGAAATTAACGCCTGCAAAAAAAGCAAAAGCCAAGGCTATGGCTAAAGCCGCAGGCCGCCCATACCCAAATTTAGTTGATAACATGAGAGCGGCTAAGAAATGACCACTACCGGCAGCACCCTCTTTAATCTTGACTTCACGGAAATTGCCGAGGAAGCATGGGAGCGTGCGGGCAGGGAGATGCGTTCAGGCTATGACTTGCGTACAGCACGCAGATCAATGAACCTAATGACCATAGAGTGGCAGAACCGTGGCATCAACATGTGGACGATGGAGCAGGGGTTTATCAACCTGACTCCGGGTCTGGCTACCTACGCACTGCCTACAGACACCATTGATCTGTTGGAGCAGGTTATCCGTACAGGCCAGAACTCATCCTCCACACAGGCTGACCTCACAATTACACGTATTAGTGTTTCTACCTATGCGACTATTCCGAACAAACTACAACAAGCCCGTCCAATCCAAGTCTGGGTTCAAAGACTTTCTGGACAAGTTAATCCAACAGATGCAATCTTGGATGGAGCCATCACCTCCACGGCAACAACGATCACGCTTAACACGGTGGTTGGGTTAGCAGGAGCAGGCTTTATTCGTTTAAACAGTGAAGACATCTACTACACCTACATCTCAGGGAATACCCTTGGTGGTGTATTCCGTGGTCAGAACAACACAACAGCCGCTGCTCAGGCAGATGGCACTGCGGTCTTTGTTCCTCAGCTTCCTGCGGTTACTGTCTGGCCAACACCGGATAACAGCACGTCTTACCAGTTTGTGTACTGGAGACTGCGCCGGGTTCAAGACTCTGGCGCTGGTACGGAGACTGCCGATATGAATTTCCGTTTCCTGCCATGTTTGGTGGCAGGTCTGGCGTACCAGATTGCTATGAAAGTGCCTGAGTTAATGCCCCGCATTGAGATGCTTAAGGCTGCATACAACGAGCAATTTGATCTGGCAGCCGGTGAAGACAGGGAGAAAGCGGCCATCCGCCTTGTGCCCCGTCAGATGTTCATTGGTGGGAGCATGTAATGGGTAACCGATTTGCATCCGGCAAGATAGCGATTGCTGAGTGTGATCGGTGCGGCCAGCAATACCAGTTAAAGAAGCTTAAGACTGAAGTCATTAAGCAGCGTGTATATCAGTTGTTGGTGTGCCCAGAATGCTGGGATCCAGATCAACCGCAGTTAATGCTAGGAACATTCCCGGTGGATGATCCGCAAGCTCTACGCAATCCGCGTAGGGATACAACGTATATCACCTCTGGTGTCAACGCCAGTGGTAATTTGTCTGGTGGTTCACGGGACATACAGTGGGGCTGGAATCCGGTTGGTGGAGCCAGTTTTAATGATGTAGGTTTAACGCCAAATTACTTGGTGGCAACGACATTTGTTGGTACAGTAACAATATCTTAAGGAGTTTAAACATGGCTTACACACGATCAGCAGACGGCATTGCCAAAAAGGGCAAAACCGAAGGCAAAAACTTGGGCGATAGCGGCCCAAACCAAAAAAAAATTATGGGCGGCAAAGGCAAAGGTAAGGGTAAAACCAATGCCGATATGCTGTCTATGGGTCGTAACTTGGCAAAAATTGCCGCACAGAAACGAGGCTAATCATGGCTACATTTAGCAAAAAGATGATGGGCAAAGAAGTTGGTGATGCCAAGGTCTACGCGACACCGCACACAATGACTGGTAAAGTTGTTAAAGCTTCTGACAACCCCGGCAGTGGTGATGACCACAGCGATGCCGGGACAGTCAATATGGCTGTAGGTAACGTTTATCGTCGTCCTGCACCAGCAGCTAAAACAACTGGTATCAAAATGCGTGGCGCAGGCGCAGCTACCAAAGGCTTTATGTCTAGAGGCCCGATGGCATGAACTACAGCCAGCTTGTCACGCAGGTAAACGATTACTGCGAGAACTCTTTCCCAACCGTCAACATGGATGTTTTTATCCGTCAGGCGGAGCAGCGCATCTATAACACAGCGCAGCCTGCTAATTTGCGGAAGAACGTGACAGGCTCGTTGAGCGTTGGCAATAAGTACTTACAGTGTCCTTCAGACTTTTTGTCTGTATACAGCCTTGCCGTGTATCCGTACAACGCTACAACTGCCACAGGAACGTCTGGTCAAAAGACCATTGTGGTGGCTAGTACCACAGGTATTGCGGTGGGTCAGCAGGTAACGGGGACAAACATTGGAACCAATGCACTGGTTAGAAGTATTGCCAGCACAACCATTACCCTAACTGTTGCTAACAGCGGCACTGTATCTGGTGCTGTAGTCTTTCAAGGCGACTATCTGTATCTGCTTAACAAAGACGTTAACTTTATCCGTGAAGCGTATCCTTTGACAGCACAGTTGAGTGAGCCAAAACACTACGCAATCTTTGGCCCTCAATCAAACGATGTAAATGAGTTGACGTTCATTGTTGGCCCAACACCCAGTTCAGCCTACTACGCAGAGCTTCATTACAACTACTATCCTGAGTCTATTGTTACAGCTACCAATACTTGGCTGGGTGATAACTTTGATTCCGTATTGCTGTACGGCACTATCTGTGAGGCTTACACCTTTATGAAGGGTGATGGTGACATGGTTAAGCTGGCTCAAGATCGCTATGTACAGGCTATTGCTTTGTATAAAAATCTGTCGGATGGCAAGCAGCGTGCTGATGCGTATCGTGATGGTCAGTTTAGAACGGCGGTTGCATGAGCATTCTTCAAACTCAGACGACCAGCTTTAAAACAGAGCTATACACGGGCGTTCACAACTTAGCGACTAATACGCTAAAGATTGCCCTGTATACGGCCAGTGCTGATTTAAACGAATCAACCACTGTGTACAGCGCAACCAATGAAGTCACAGGTACTGGATACGTTGCAGGCGGGGTAGCCTTGACGGGCGTAACAATCAGTTCTTCTGGGTATACGGCTTATGTAGACTTTGCTGATGTGGTGTTTAACGCTTCAGTAACGGCTCGTTGTGCTTTGATCTATAACGTCACACAGGGTAATAAATCCATTGCAGTCCTAGACTTTGGGTCTGACAAGACTTCTGCAAATTTCACCATCACAATGCCTGCTAATACAGCCACAGCAGCATTGATTCGTTCTTCTAATTAAGGAGTCAATATGACCACAGAAAAACTCACAGCCACCGACCAGATTTCTAGCGGTCTGACTTGTAATCTTAAAGCCGGTGAGGAAGCAAAGGCTACCGGCCTGTTTGAAATCAAATGCCATGACAAAGACGGTAATTTGAAGTGGGAAGCCCAGTCTAAGAACTTGGTGGTTAATGCTGGTTTAGCTTACATGGCGGGCAGTGCTCTGACTTCAGTCACGCAGATTACCACTTGGTATCTTGGCCTGTACGGGGCCGGTGCGTCAAACACACCTGCGGCGGGCGACACCATGTCTTCTCACGCTGGCTGGACTGAGGTTGTGGCTTACAGCAACGCAACCCGTGTGGCGGCTACATTTGTTACGGCTACGGCGGCTAATCCTTCTGTAGTCACTAACTCAGCTTCTCCTGCTACATTCAACATCAACGGCACAACAACTGTGGGCGGGGCGTTCCTGACCAGCGGTAGTGCTAAAAGTGGTACAACTGGGACTTTGTTCTCTGCGGCTGACTTTGGCTCACCCGGTGATCGTTCTGTGGTGAGCAGTGATACTTTGTCTGTGACTTACACATTCAGCTTGGCGGGCTAATATGTCAGCGTGGGGTTCCGGCGCATGGGGTGATGGTGGCTGGGGCTTCACGGCTTTTTCAAGCACGGT